CTCTGCTTGGGCAGGGGCAGTCAACAGCCAACACGCTTGGTTCAGCGGGGGCAAACTACGCTTCTGGTGCGGGCAACACCATGATGACTTCAGCGGCTAACATAGGTAATCTATATACGGCCGCCGGTAACGCCCGCGCTTCTGGCTACACTGGCTCGGCAGATGCTTGGAACAGGGCGTTGGGCGGGGCAGCAGGGACAGTAGTGTCCGGCCTTAACGCCAACCAGATGTATGGCGGCGGTGGGTACGGCGCGGGTTCGTCTAATTGGTATGGATCACCTAACTCAGGCTACGGCTTTGTTGGCCCGTAATAAAAAGGAATTTTGATTATGGCTGAGATTTACGTTCCTGGCGCTATCGACATTATGGGTTCTGCCAATCAGATGATGCAGTTCCGCAACTCGCAGCAGGCGCAGCAGGCTAACGCTTTGCAGATGCAGTACGCTGCCGAGGATCGTGCGCGGGCGGCTCAAGAGCGTAGCGCCGCTGCGGGGGCGGCTTCGGCTGACCGCGCTCGTAAACGCGAATTGCTTGAAATATATAGAAACTTTGGCGTAACGCCAGCGGTTACGGGCCAACGCGGTCAATCTTACAGCGGTACGGGCGTTGCTAATGATCCATATGCGGACATACAAAATAAATTGCTTCAGAAAGGTTTTGCCTCACAAGCCGGCGATATTGCTGAACTTCAGAATAAAAACCTTACCGGCAAAAAAACAGCCGCAGAGATTGCGGGGCAAAAGGCGACCAATACGGGTATAGATATTAAAAATGTTGACGCCCGATTAAGTTTTTTTAAACGGTTTGCAGGTTCGGTTACTACCGTTGATAGTGCGGCAAATTTTGCGCGTATGATGGCAGAAGAATTTCCTGAATTTGCAGAATTGTACGGTTCGCCGGAAGACGCCGCCGCCCGCAGCGCAGAATTGTTTGATACAGACCCTGACGCATGGCGACGCCATTCGGTTGATTTGAACGCCGCGGATTTAGTTAAAGCTACTGTTGATGCAACGAAAACAAAAGAACCAGTATATAAAGAAATGGATGCAGGCGGCGAAATACTTGTTTACGATTCAAATTCGCAAAGCCCAACACACCTACAAATATTAAAAAGGGTTAACAAAACACTTACGCCTGCTGAAACGGCAACTAAGACAACTGAAGCAGAAAAACGTGCGTGGGAACTAGCTAACCCTGAATATACGCTACAAGAAACTGCGCAAGGTTGGGTGGCGGTTGATAAAAGAAATCCAAACAATGTTAAGCCGGTTCAACTTGGTGGCCAAACACTTATGCCTAAAGTAACTCCAGTTGCCCCGACTGATTTAGAAAAACTTCAAGATCTTGAAGTTAAATTACGCGCGGCTGACCCTAATGATCCTAGATTAGCTGATGTAAGAAACGCGATTGTAAAATTAACAACACAAGCGCCAGGGCAGACAATAAACATTAATCAAATACAAGAGACTGAACTTGAAAAATCATTAGGTAAAGGCCAAGGTGAAGTTGCTCTTAAAAGCCAAGCCACCGCGCAAGACGCGGCAGATATGATAAATACAATTAAAATTGGGCGGGGGTTAGTTCAGCAAGGTATTGTAACTGGATTTGGCGCTGATTTTAGGGTTGATTTAGGCCGCGCTCTTAAGTTAGCGGGAATTGAAACCGGCGATGACGCGGTTGCCAATACACAAACTTTTGCGGCAACAATGGCGCAAAACGTAGGTAAGTTAATTAAACAGTTTGGTGCGGGGACGGGGCTATCTGACGCAGATCGTGAATACGCTATAAAAATGGCCGGCGGTCAAATAACGCTTGATGAAGGTGCTATTAAGAAAATTTTAGATATCAATGAAAGAGCGGCAAAAAATACAATAGAACAGCATAATAAAAAATATGGCGGTATTAAAACTACAGTTCCATTAACCGTAGATGTACCTAGCGATATTACGTCTAACGCAACTAATTCAACGTCAGTTATTACGCCAGATGGAAAAACACATAATTTTCCATCGCTAGAAGCAGCAGCGCAATTTAAGAAAGCAGCGGGCATTAAATAATGGTTGAAAACGCAAGCACTTCTGTAGACTACGAAGCGTTAGCTAAACAATTTGGCGGCACAACCGCGCCGATTGATTACGAAGCATTAGCTAAACAATTTGGCGGCATGACTGCGCCTGCCGCTAGAGGTAGCGCGCTTGGCGAAGAACCACCTGTAAGGAGCGCACCCGCAGGCAACATGGAGCGTCCACCCGTACGGATAAATCTTGCGGATGAAGACCGCGCGCGTCGGTTAATGGCGTTTGAGCCGGGGCTTGAATACGCAAATGTATGGCCGTTCCAAGCTAAGAAAACCATTGGCGGTGATATGTTGGGCGCGGCGTCTGGCGTAGCGCAAGTAGGTACAGGCGCGGCAGAAATGCTTCCTAATAAACTGGGCGGCGCTAAAGCGGCTGAAGCGACAAAATTTTTACAACAGTATGGCGATCCTGAAGCGCAAGCAGCAGGGCGTATGTTGCCGTTTATGATCCCCACAGGCTTAGCGGCTACAGGGGGGAAAATATTAACGTCTATGGGTTTTGGTGCGCTAGGAGGCGCAACTACACCTACCGGCGAAACGGATGAAGTTGCGCGGTATAAAGACAAAGCACTCAACGCGCTTATCAGCGGCGGGGTAGGCGGCGGCGGCGCGTTGGTGGTTAAAAGCGCTAATTATTTAGCGGATATGCTTAAAGGTGCTAAGAGCAAAGTTGAAATAGACAAGTTAATGAATGATTTTTATTCTGGTAAAACAGAAGAAAGTTTATTTCCCGGTCGGGTTGTGTCGCCAGATGAACTTAAAAGTTTGAAAAACGAGGTTATGTCCGCGCCGGCATCCGACGTTACGGGTCAGTCTATGCTTGATAACGTAAAAGGTTACATTCAAAGGTTGCGCGACCAACGTAGAACTGTAGGCGAAACAACATACGGCGCCGCAGATACATCTATGGCGGCAAAACATGACGCGGGTGATTTCTGGCAAAAGTCGCCGAGCGGTCAAAAATTTATAGCTTCGTTGGAAGACCAAATTTCTACCATTACAGAAACAAAAGAAACAACAAGCGTTAGGAATGAATTGAAAGGGTTAATTCGCGATTTGCGCGGCGAACAGATACCTCAAGTTAAATCACAAATATTGGACGCGCTCGGCAACCCAATTGAAACCGCAGCAGCGGCGAACGCTTATTCGCGACCTGAAGTTTTGCGCGAAGTACTACGCAAGTTGCGCGACGCGGGGAAGGGGTATCCTGAAGAGGGATACGCCGCTATTGAGCAAGGGCGCGCAAAAAAACTCGCGGATGAATTAGCTAAGTCAATATCGGGGTGGGATGAAAATTTAATGCTTGCGGATATGAAATACCGCGAAGCGTCTAAACTTCTTTACCCTGGTCAAACAAGGCGCGGCAAGGCTGCGCTTGCAGGGGAAAAATTTGACCCCGCGCAGTTGGCGGCTGACCCGGCAAGCGTGCCGAGTAGATTTTTCAACAGCAAACAAGGCGTCCAACAGCTTACCGATTTAGTTGGCGGCGATAAACAATTTGTTGAGTCAGCGGCTACGCAACACGCCATGCGTAGCATAAGCGAAATGACGCCGGACAACGCAGCTAAATATTTGCGCGAAAATAAAGGTTGGCTCAATTATGAAATGCTGCCGCAAACTATGGCAAAAGCCGCGCAGTACATTCATCAACGGCAATATGAGCCTATGGTTGCGCCTATTAAAGAAATGCTCAACAAATACGAAAAAGGTTTAATTTCTCCAACAGAATTGCCAACCGCAGTGCGGACGGTTTTGGCGAACAAAAGCACGTCAGTAGAAGCATCGCGTGAAATAGCGCAACAACTTGCCAAAATTGAACAAATTCAAGGTAAAGAAAAACAGGCGCAAGCGTTGGTGACCGCGCTTAAAAAAGTGTTCTTGCTTACTACAGGTGTGGCGATTGGCGGCCCTATCGTAGCACGGCCTTTGCTTAACCGGCTTGCGCCACCGCAATCAGAGTATCGTAATTACCTTCCAGAACAAATCGGTGATTAATGGACACGCAGACCCTCATCAATCTTGGCGGCGCTATCATCCTCGCAGGCATGGGTTGGCTGGCGCGTGAGCTTTGGGGTGCGGTGAAAGAACTGCGGAAAGATCTGCACACGATTGAGGTCGTGCTACCGTCAAATTACATTCGCAAAGATGAGTTTCAAGAAGGCGTCAAAGAACTGAAAGACATCTGCCGGCAAATCTTTGAGCGGCTTGAAAACAAAGCGGACAAATGAAGTACTTGCTAACGGTTGCATTTTTGGTTTTGTCAGGGTGCGAAGACCGCTATCGTTACCCATGCCAAGACCCTAAGAACTGGGACGCGCCGGAGTGCAACCCGCCCATCTGCACCGCCTCTGGAACCTGTTCCGCAGACACTCTCAAACAAAATCCATGCGGAGCCGTAGCGCGATGAGGATTAAGGAAGACGAACTCCACGCCCTTCTCCAGTTCATCATTGGCATCAGCCTTTGCCTGACGTTGACGGGGACGGTGTTTGCCGTGCTGTACAGCCTGATTTTTGTTGTGCAGCCGATTGACGGGCAAGCGCCAAACGACCAAGAGTTCTTCAAGTTAATCGCCCCAATCGCAACATTTCTGACAGGCACGCTGTCGGGTATTATGTTGGGATCTAAATCTACTGGAGGTAAGGACGATGGATCTTCTTAAAACATTCGGGCCGCTACTCGGCTCAGTCGCGCCTAGCATTGCTACGGCCCTTGGTGGCCCACTGGCGGGCATGGCAACGAAGGCGTTGTCTCTGGCCCTGCTAGGCAACGAGGACGGCTCTGAGGATGATCTGCAAACGGCGCTCCGCGCTGCATCACCTGAACAGCTTGCAACGGTCAAGAAGATTGACGCCGACTTCCGTGTCCAGATGAAGAGCCTTGACATTGATCTGGAAGCGCTTGCGGTGGATGACCGCAAGTCGGCGCGGGCGATGCAGACAGAAGCCAAAGACTGGATTCCACGGGCTTTGGCGATCAGCGTCACGCTAGGCTATTTCGGTATTATTGCGTATGTCTTAATCAGCGGGTTGCCGTTGAATGGTTCGGAAGTCCTGCTTATGTTGCTCGGCACATTATCCGCCGGGTGGACAGGCG